GCGTGGTGATGACCGTCAATCCGGTGCCGGAAGAGTTGACTGCAATCAGCTTGTCCTGGTTTCCGCTGAGCGTCGGCAGCTTATCAAATCCGGCGGCAACCAGGGCGAGCTCTGCCCGCATAGAAGCGGACGTTGCGGGCGACCCGGTGGACGGGAATCCGCTTGCGTTGTAGTACGAGTTAGACATGCTTTACCTCAAGCCCCTTCGCGTGGAGAAATGCACGATGGCGGAGTTGATTGTGAATGGCTGATAGTAGTTGGCAGAAGAAACCAGTCGGATCGCAATATTTTCCGCCGAGCCCTCGAGCTCAACTTCGGACGGCGCCAGCGTGCGGCCATCCCAAACAAAAGAGTCCCAGGAGACTGAGTCCCAGAAGCTTGCCTGCAAGCTAGTTTCATAGCTTGTCGATCCTGGCTGCATGTACTCTGTGGACCCATACCCAAGCTCATACGAAAAATCGAAAGCCGCGTATCCGTTGCCGGTGATTTCAAGAGAGCCTCGCCGGTACTTCTTCAATATGCGAGGACTGCCGATGGAATTAAAGACCAGCGTCATGTTGGCCGTTATGTCCTGGCCATCAAACGAAGTCCCGGTGTCAAGGCCGTAGACATATCCGTTTGTTGATCCAAAGAAAGATGTCTCAGAACCGTCTGGCAGCCTGCCCTCGCACATGCAAGAAACAGGGTTGGGGAACTGAACAGGCATGGCGCCGACATATTGGCCGTTGATGAACGTCAGGTATAGGCCGTACCCATCGCTGAAGAAAACCCTGTACTGCCCCTTCTCGCGGCTCACACCGCTTGTCGTAACCAGGTTTCGTCTCTGCTGAGTAAACGGCCTGATGTTGAGAGTCAGCGCAGCAGAATCAAAGTTGCCGAAGTTCAAAGACGTCTGCAGACTGATGACGCCGCGGTTGTCGAAGGTGTATGTCTGACTGATGTTCTTGCCGCTGAACTCTTTCGCGCCAGTTCCTACGTTGTAGGTCACCAACCGGAAATCGGCCTCGCTCGACCCGTAAAGAATTGAGGTGTTGCTGTCGCTGTACACCGCCATGGCGCCAGATGATTGGTCGCCTGGCTGAATAACAAACAGCGTGATTCTTTCCGGCATCGCAATCTCGCCCGCGCCCACCACCGGGTCCCAGACGTATGGATCACCAATTGCTGAAAACTGAAGCGAGCTGTCGTAGCTCAAGAACAAATGCTGCTTGTGAACCGCAATGTGATTGGGAACATCGACGGCCATTCCAGTGTGGATTGGGACGTAAACAGTTCCATCGAACTCGAAGGCCCGATTGACTCCGTCGCAGCCATAAATTCTTGTGGCGGAAGAAGCGCCAAATGTCCCAATGTCAAAATCAATTTTTCCACCAGGAAGCAACGTGATGTTGGTCTGCGTAGAGTCAGCTTCTGCATACTTCAGAATGCCAATGCGCAGATCATCAGTGGTGGCAAAGGTCCCGGTGGTAGAGCTGAAGATTAGCCGGCCAGCCGCAGTTCCAGAAGACCATGCGCCAGACTCAAGGACCACCCTGGAGACAAGGCCAGTGGCACCACTTGTGTGGCCCACAATGGTCATCCCTTCCAAAATCTCTCTGGAACCACTGCTAAAAGATAACTGCTTACCAAGGTCGACGGCCGTCCACCCGGAAGACGTAGCCCTGTACAAAAGCATTGCCGTGCCGGCTGAGTTGTCGCGCCAGGCAAACAGGGTGTTGTTGAAGTAAGCAACGCCTCGTATTGATCCGCTGCCAGGCACTGCGCCTATATCCGAACGATAAACGTCAGCAGCTTTGGAGGTGAGAAGGGCGGACCTCTGAACTGTTGTGGCAGAGCCACTGAGAGCGGTGACAGATCCTTTCACAACGCCAGAAACACGGACGTTTTCTCCGACCTGGAAATTGCCAGTCTGCTTCGTAATCGAAACGACGGACCCGGTGACGTCGATGACAACTCCAGTTGCGCCGGACGTGGCGCCAACGATCGTATTGCCAACAGAGATGGTCGCCGAGATATTGATCGTCAGCTCTGAATAGCTGGCGCTAGATGGACTGGTCCTGCCATCGTATCGCTCGTACCCAGAAATTCTGCTGTAGCCGCCGGTGATGGAGGATTCAAAATTCAGGGAATCTCGAACTACGCCAGGCTTGAGCGATAGGGTAGGCGTGACAAGGTCAAGCCCGCCGCTCAACCGAATGAGGTCGTACTTGACTTGCGGCAGGTTGAAGGTGGCCATTGCTTGATCAAGCCAGAGGATTACCCAGGTAGACCTCTTGGAGCTGCTCGTGCTCGAGCTGAGTGAGCAGCGCCTGGTACTGTAGCTGTCCTCGTTGAATTACTTCAGGGGCGGCCTCATAGAAGCCGTAGTACTGCATCGCCTTGTAGACGATGAGCATGTGGTAATTCTCCGGCATGTCCGGCTCATCAGCGTCATTGACCAGGGGCCACGCCTTGGTCTGGTATTGACCGCTGATGATGTACACGTCGTTCGGAATCTGGCCAAGCATGATGGCCTTGCCTTGGGGGTTCTCAGCAAAAACAACCGGCCTGCCATCGACCTGAACGTTGAACCGATAGGTGTTGCGGAAAACCAGGTACTCCCACTCAACAAGCCATTGCTCGTCTTGCACGCCAATGCTTTTCTTCTGGCATCGGAATGTGTCTTTGTACCAATACCGCATGTCGGTCATCACGTCTCCCGTGAGGGTGTTGGTGATGGCGCTAGGCAAGTAGTCGCCGGTGCTGGCAATCGTTTCCCAAGAGAAGGGCTGCCGCATCCAATTCCAAGTGTTGTGAAGGCCCTGGATTTCAAGCCACGCAGTAGCCGTCCAGTTCGCCAATCGTTGCGCCGTGCCGACTTGGTTCGTCACCGTAGACGGCCCCGTGCCGGACCCGCCGACCTCGGAGCGCAATCGTTGAACGAGCTGGAGGTAGTTCATATCTCAGACAGGGTTAGCCAACATCTTGCGCAGCCAGGGCGCGCCATGCTTGGGGTTGGGGTCGTGAGAGATTTGGAAAGGATACGTCAAAGACAGCACATTGTCTTCTTGGAAGCCCATGCTGCCGTCCTGGTTGACGATCTTCTTCTGGCGCACGCGCGACTGCTTGGCCTGGGCCAGCACGGCGACGTGATAGCGGCGGAGCTTTTGGGGCTCGCCATTGCGCATCAGGAGGCGATAGTCGCCATTGACATTGACCTCGCAGAACTGAGCATCGTTCTCGTTGCTCGGCTCCATGAGGATGACCTCGAGCTCGTCACGCATAAATGCCTCCTCGTCCAGGGCGGCAGTGCTGATCACGCGATCAGTGTCAATTTCGTGGGCGCCCTTGCTCACCTCTGCGGCGGGCTGCACCTTGTTGACGATCTCCACGTCGTCGGACGAGATACCGCGTTTGCGTTCGTAGCTGTTGATCTTGTCAGTCATGTTCCGGTCTCCGGTTGGTTAATCAGGCGAAGGGGGCCACCGAAAGGCAGCCCCCTCCTATTGGGCCGACTTAGGCAGTCAGCGGGTTGGCGGGTGCAGTGGACAGGTTGTAGAAGGTCGCCGTCACACCGGAGGCCGACAGGTCGACCGAGCCGGGGGTGAAGGGAGTGCCAGCGGTCAGGGCGATCCGCAGGGCGGCCGTAGCGCAGAGGAGGTTTGGCGTGTCGGGATACGCGAGCGCAACCCGACCAGCAGCCAGCTCAGAGCTGTCCACGATGGCGCCAGGAACGATGCTGACGTTGCCGCCAGAGTCCAGGCAGATCAGGTACAAGCGGGTAGAGCCGTTGACGCCACCGGTGAAACCACCGTTGACGGCTTGGATGCCACCGGCCGCAGCCTGGTACACGGTCGCGCCGCTATAGCTGATCGCGATGTTGTCGGTCGCGCTCTTGCTGTAGAAGCGGCCATCAACCGTATAGGTGATGGTGGCCGTGGACTTGATGGTGTTGGCGTTGGTGCCTTCAGCCCAAGCGCCAGACGAAAACGCCATCGAGGCGCCTTGAGAGAGGGAGAGGTTGTCAGACATGGTCAGATTCCTTGAAAGAAAGTTGCGAGAGATGGGGGCCGAAGCCCCCAATCATCACAGGGCGGAGCAAGCGCACTCGATGCGCACCATCCAGTTTTCGTTCAGGCGCACAGCGTTCTTGAAGAAGTTGGCGCCGACGTAGCCGAATTGGCCCATCGGGTTGGCGTGGGTGATCTGCTTTGCGGGCAGATAGATCGGCTGAATCGCGCCCATGCCCTTCAGAGCAATCTGGCCCCAGGCCTCCTGAGCAACCACCATGACGGG